GATCAAAATAGTGACTTTAATACTGGCACATATACTTTCACAGCGCCTGTTACAGCTCGGTATTTTGTTGAAGCAAGTGTTCAACCGCAATTCCTCACATCATCGCATACCTCATCTACGTTTGAATGTGTAACGAGCAATAGGACTTATTTGTTAAGTTATGTTAATCCGTATTCAATAGTAAGAGCTGCGGTAAGTAATCCTATTACATTAAAGGGTTGTTGTTTTGTAGATATGGACCAGAGTGATACGTTAACAATTAAATTGACGATTTCTGGTGGAACAAAAGTTGTGGATGTTCCCTCTAGTACGACAAGGACTAGGTTGGGTATATATATGGTATCATAAAGGAGCGATATGAAAGTTTCGGTAAACGATAAAGAGTTAATAACACTTACAGAGATTCAAAAAAAAGTCTTACAGACTGAAACATCATCAGATGTGTTTGAGGAAAAATATAAAGAGCGTATAGCGTGGCTATTAATGCATAAGTATGAACAATGCTACAAGAGACTACGGGATAAGTGGACTCCTGTTTTAATTGCTGAAGGAGCAGAGTCTATTCCTACTGACCCTGATGTGTTTGCAGAGTTAATATTTGCTAGAGAAGACTACAAAGATCAAAAAGCATTGGACGAGGAAGCAAAAGTCTAACAATTCAATCCGTGACAAAATGTCACGGACTGGTTTTTGTCCCCCTAAAAAACCCCTCCCAGGGAGTTCCGTAGGGGAGGGGCAATGGAAAAAGCAATTACAGTTTTAACGAGCTAAGAAGAAACTGTAGTAATTTTTAATTTATTCATCGTGATCTCCAAAATTTCCATGTTTTATATAGATAGTAACCAAATACAACTCCAATAATAAACTCAGTGAGTATAATAAATTTATTCATTGTTCACTCTCTCGTGTAACTAATTGTTTTAATGCATAAGCTTTTAGGCACTTCAAGGCTAGTTGTATAATCTTATCCTCGCTCTCTGCAAATATTGTTCTGCAATATAGGAGAGGTATTTGATCTTTTTCACGCTCTAGCATCTCTTTAATTTCATTTACTTGTTTTTGAATTGTATGGTCTTTGTCTATTACTGCAAACATAGGTGTTGCGGTCTCTTTGAGTGTGTCTCTAATAATTTCATCATCCTCCTTGTTTTTGGATTGATAATATTTATATAGTTGCTCTGCTACTGCTAAAGCTGTGTGCTTATCGAATCCGAAATATGCAGTCTCTTCAAGGCAATGATAAGTTCTCGCTTTAAAATCACCCTTGATCACCAACGTGTCTCTATTGCCAACCTCTATTACAATTTTTTTATACTCAGTCATTATGACTCCTTGAACTTATAGGGCGCTACCGCTGAGGCAACGCCCCGGATATGAATCAAGTCTTTTTTTTACTCTTTTGTTTATTGATATAACTCACTATGTGGTCAAAGGCCTCCTTGGGGCATTGCTCAAGGGTTATATCTTCCAGTACCTCCGTCATAAGTGTATATCGTATATCAGGATGTCCATTAAGTTCATCGTTTATAAACTTAATCTCGCCCTCAGTTAAAAGCGGGACTCCTGCTGGAGGTTTTGGTTTGCTTGGCTTATAATCTTTGTTCTGTGGTTGTTTTTGTTGGCCTTGTGATTGGTTAGAAGTTTTATGAGTAGTTTTTTTATGATTTTGCTTATTGGTTGCATTTGTCTTCTCAGGTGGGTTGCCGTCGTTTTCTATGACGTCATCATTTATAGAGACTCCGAGTATTGATTGTAATGAGTAGCGTTTATGATATGATACACCGCTACCGTATGCCTGTATGTCAGTTTTATTATTTTTATCCTCTATAACTCTTACAAAAGATGATATATATTGTTGGCTGCTATGAAGTAGTTTAGTCCTGATGTATCTTACTCCGTCATGCTCTTCCTCTTTAGAGTGAATAGAGAAGCCGTTAGCTGCGAGGTGTGGTCTTGCCATCTTTAAAATATCATCATAGTCAGCATATTTACTTTTGAATCTAGGATTAGTCTTAGTTGGTATTACTGTTGTAAACTCCCCCTGCATCTTGCATAACGCAGGGGCGAGTTTATCGAGAGAGTCGCTTTCAAGTTTACCCATTGGATCTTTTTTAATGTCTTTAACATTATCTCTAGCATCCATAACAGCATTTATAAGTTCAATAAGTTCAGCTTTATTAATTTCCATATTATTACCCTTATATTAAGTTTAGTTCATCTAGTAAGTCAGCATTATCATATTTGTCTTTGGCTAGCTCGTCTACGTAGTAAGCCTGGTCTCCGGTGATATCATGCTCACACTTAGAGCAATATGTAAGTTCGAGTAATGCTTGGGCAACATCATAAAGCATCTCACATTGCTTTTTAAGCATTATGATCTCTTTATCTTTATCTCCATCATTAGATATAATTTTTTTATCTTGTTTTTCAAGTTTGTTGCGTCTTTGAATAAGTTTTTGACGCTTCATCTCTAGATCACCTATGACTCTGTCACTTGCGTTTTTATTTACAAGATCATTTATCAATTTATCATAAGCTGATATCTGTAATTTGATATCTTCGATTAAACTCATATTCATATCCTTTGAGTTATATCTGTTTAAACTATTTCAACTAACTGACCACACTATAACATAACTATATAACAATGTCAAGTCTTTTTTATAAATATTTTAAATTAGTGGTATTGAGCAGTGGGAGGATAATAAGAAGCAAAATGTCTCACAATAGTATTAAAGAATATATATATATATCTCTCTTATATGTATATCTCTTTTACTTAGAGTATATCTTTGTAAGTGTGTAACCGTATTTAGGAAGAGTTACTCTTTGTAGAAGTGAGAGAGTTACACTGGGCGCACGTGCGTGCGCGCGCACGTACACACGTGTACACGTACGAGGCAGTTGTCTACAAACTGTCGACAACTTGTAGACAGTTGAGTTAAAAATACTTAAGACCTTAAAGAGGATATTCGTTAATCAAATTACAATAGATCTACCACTTTAAGATTCATGGATTTATATCAAACTTCAAATATAAGATACGTATATATATCGAGACGATAAGTTACTCAATTTTTAAAAAATCTTTGCTCTGTGTTTAAATTTGAATCTAACTTTATTTTTACTCTTGATGCAAAAAATATTTAAAAAAGTCCTTGACATTGTTTAAAAAGTATGATACTATATATACAGAAGCTTGAAATATAATATGGATGCCCCCAGTAGGAGCATCCAAACAAAAAAAAAGGAGTCAGCACCACGAGACAACCGTGAAACAACTTTGTAGTATCAAACTAAAATGGAAACTTAAAAATGACAAACTTAAATGATAGACTCTGATTATTGAAATTTGGTAAAGAGTGTAATTTCTACTAAAAAAAGAGGTGCTTACTATGAGAAGCAAACACCAAATATTGAATCGAGTAATTCATGATTAAGATAAGCAAAGATGCAATAAAACACAAGCATACAATTATAAATGATTTAAGTTTAGAGATGAAAACTAACCCTCAATCTGAGTTTAATAAGCTAAACAAGAGTGATTTAGAGGTTATAGATATCATCTGTTTCCTTTGTGCTAAATATAAATCTACACACGTATCCCAAACGACAATTGCTAAGTGGACAAAATTAACAAGACGACAAATCAATAGGATTATGAGTAAAATTTGTAAACTGGGGGTGGTTTGCAAGATATTTAGGGACTACAACACCTCAGTATATTTTATGCATGACTTCTTTAGGGACTTAAAGATCAAGCGAGCACTGAAAAACTTTATACCAAATATTACTCTACTAGCTTTTTCATGTAAGAAATTGCTATCCATAGTTACTACACCGATTCAAAGGGCTTATAAGCCTCTTAACAAAATGCTTCATTACTACTCTCCTTTTTTCCGCGATGACAAGGTTGAGGAACCCAAACCGGTTCCTCAGCCCCGTCGTGGCGGCTTCCAAGGTATAGGTAGTGTGCTTGCAGGGTTAAATATCAGGGTAAAAAACGAACAATAATGTATATTTTTCAGGGGAACTTATGAAAAAGAGATATAAATTTTACATCCCCGGTGTTCCATTTAGCTGTTTTAAGGAAAATGATAGGTACCATATGGTTTCAAGTAATTACTCTGAGAGTCGAATAAGATATCTCGTTACACTTGAGAATCAATTTGGTGATGAAAAAATAATTAAAGATCCAATAGATATTAATGTGAAGTTTTATATGCCAATGAATCAGGAGGTGCGTAAAGCTAAACTAATCCACCTCTTTAGGTTTATTAATAACATTGCTATAGGTAGGATTTACCAAAAGGAATCTTTGATTCATAACTTAACTTTAAATAAGTATTATGTTAAAGAACCTAGAGTGGAAATCACTATTAAACGACATGTGTTTAAGGAGCAATCATGAGTCACGTAACTTCATTAACCTTGATGACATCACTTATTGAAGATAAAAAAAATATATTGAAACTTAATGAATATCTTAGATCTATAAGGGCCCTTAAGCTTGTTGACCTTGAGGACTATATTCCTGGTAGAGGATTAAATAATTGCCTATATGCTGTTGGGATCAACCATCTTGATTTCAATGCCTTTATGGATGTATTTGACTCTATTGATTGGGAATACCCATGTGAAATTATATTGATTCGCACACATGAGGGAGGTAGCAGTATGATATATGAGTGGGATCAAGTAGACAAAGAGTTTTGTTGTTAGGAGTAATCATGGCTAAAAAAATATGTAAGTCAGTTAAATCGAGGAAGTCAAGTAAATCTACTATCAAGAATAAGACAAAATTGACCCTTGGATCAAATGACGAACCTAAAAAGGGCAAGGTTAGGGAATTTAAAAAAGAGATTGAAGACTTTTACTTGGAATTTGGTAATAAGGGGGCTGTGACAGATAAGATTATTGAAAACTTTGCAGATGAGCAGTTTGCCTTTATGAAAAAAGATGAGAGCTGCTGCCACATACACAAATATAGGATAAAGCGAGGAGTAACTAGGCAGATGTATCGTAACTGGCTCGCTAAAAATGAATACTTTCAAATGATGCATGAACGATGCCTTGATCTTTTAGGTCTTAGACGTGAAGAGATACTTAAAGACTATGACGCTAATACACTTAAGCACACCCTCTTTAAGTATAGTGAGGACTGGGATGAAGCTGATCGTAGGAAGGCTGAGCTTCGTAATAAACGTGATGAGAAAAAAGAAACCGAGGTGCATGTGCACTTTGATAGCTATGGGGACAAAAAATGATTATTGCTATAGTTGTATGCGTTTTTATTTTATGTGCCCTGCATCTTATCATTAAAGGCGCTTTGGATTCTAGTCGACAAGATTTTGAGATTGCTAAAAAGATGATGGAGATCAGTAAGCGTAAGGATAAAAAATGAGTTACAAATCAGACAGTTATAATATAGAGCTTGGTATCGATCGTATTTGTAGAGAGATGCAAAAACTAAACGAGACGACGAGTAAGTTGTGTGATGCTTTGGTTAAGGCACAGCTTGATGCGCTTATGCGTGGTGAAGAGAAGCCGAGCAAACCTGATGTATATGTAAACTTTAAGGACTCTAGAGATAAAGATGAGTGAAGACGAGTTCCGTAATCAATTCAAGCCATTGTATGGTGCGAAGCTACCTGAAAAAATGTTTGGCTGTGTTGATATAGATGATAACGGTGGACCAATATATGGTTGGTTTAATCCTGAAGATGAACTTGAAAAGATGCGTAAGGCTTTTGAGGAGATCTCAGGTGTTAATGAAGAGTTACTTGGACCAGTTGAGGAAAACAATGAAACTACATAAGCGACACATGGAGATGTTTGCATGGTTATATGAAGGTGAAGGCAAAGAGGCTAGGAGAATCAAGATACCTGATGATTGTGACTTTGAGTTTATTGTTCCACATCCTGACCTTGATGAAACCTGGAGCTCTGGATCTTTTAAAGCTAGGGCTTATGATGGTGATAAGGAGTTTCATCCACCAAAGCCTAAGCATGGGCATCATTGGATTGCTGGACAAGATGAGGCTGGTGATTGGTATTTTATTGAAATTGAAAACTGAGGAGAAGCATGTTGTTTGATAATAAAAAATTAGGTAACTGTGTTATGGGAGCTTGTTTGTTCCTTGCATTGTTAATATTGGGCTCTGTTTTAGGTATGAGCTATCATGTTCTTGGATTTATTGTTTTTGGTATACCAGTAATATTTATGTCAGTGTTTTTTTGGAACGAAGTTATTGATTCAATCTTAAACCAATAGGAGAACTATATGTTCATTATCTATATGTTGTTAGTTTTAATGGGGCTTATCATAGCTAATTTTGTTTTCACATATGCAATAAACTCAGCTACTGAAAACAATGCGCATGATCGAATTCATAATCTTGCGACAAAGATCGGCGATATACGCTCCAGGCTTTACGATGAAACTGAGACGCTTAGGAAGCGTATAGATGATTTGGAGGCAAGGTGTAAAAAGTTTGTTGGTAAGGGTAAAAAAAATAGAGCACCAGAGGTAAAAAGTGAAAGCAAAAAATAAATTTAATATCTATAAGCTTTTAAGTAAGGACTTTAGATATAAGCCTGATATGACGGAAACTAAGGGCAAGCCATTTCATTATGATATCACCCTTGACCTTGAAGGATTCCCTTTAAAGTTTAATGGCATTAGTGGTGAGTCTGATGGTCTTCATGGGCTAGTTCAAACAGAGGGTAGAGCATTTAGATATGCTAAAAACATGATGGACTATGCGACAACCCTGTTGCAGGAACTTGATAAACATGGATATAAGCTTGAAGGCTATTTAGTTGAAAAAGATGAAAGCGATCCAGTTTATAGTGACAGGATACCACCAAGGAAATTTGAAATGTTTGATTTCTGCGAAGATGAGTGAAATGTTGGCCCTGTCGTCTAATGGTGAGGACATTGCTCTTTCACGGCAAAAACAGTGGGTTCAATTCCCCTCAGGGTCATAGATAAGCGGATAACGGCGTCCCTCAATAACTCAGTGGTAGAGCGCTTGCAACGGCGGGTCGGTGGGTTCGATTCCCCCTTGAGGACACATAGGAGCAAGATGGCAAAGAAGCTTAAATGTATAAAATGTTTAAAAGATGAAGTGCTTTTTCAAAGGCAAAAGATTGTTAGCGAAACTAAGATGACTAGGACTATTGATTCTATGTATAAGTGCTTTAACTGTGGTGCAGAGCAATCAGTTAGGTGTTATAACGCAAAAGGATGTGAAGATGTTAAACCACTTGTAGGTGCTGTTTCTATAGGTAAAGATGGTGAAATAGTTTATGAATAGGTTGAGGATCTAGATGAAGATTAAAGGTAGTGTAATTACAATGTTATGTCCTAGATGCAGCACTGAGATGATGTGTAGTGATGCTTCACTTAAAGACTTTAGTCCTGATGAGCTAGATCGTCTTGATCCACGTGAGGACTGGGATCGTAAAATTGAATATAGTTTTTACTGTGATCAATGTAATGTGAATGTCGTATCAGAGTCTTACATCATACACGATCAGAGTTGTAAAGCGGAAGGTTAATATGAAACCTCTAGTGCCTATAAATAAAAACGAACTAGATAAACAATCAAAACTAGTACGTGTTGATAAGTTTAAGCCCCGGTTTTATCAGATCGATTTAATTAAGGCGTTAGAGGTTGATAAATTTAGGAACCTTGTAGTGATATGGCCTCGTAGAGCGGGTAAGGACGTAGCAGCTCTAAATTTGATCATACGGCAAGCTTTTTTACGTGTGGGGACTTACTACTATCTTTTCCCAAAATACTCGCAGTGCCGCAAGGCTATTTGGGATTCGATACTTATAACAGGTGAGAAGTTCCTCTCGTTTATTCCTGATGACCTTATTGAAAATATTAATAATACCCAGATGAAGATCAAGTTCATCAATGGAAGCTACTTGCAATTTAATGGATCAGATAATATTGAGGCTCTTTTAGGAACTAACCCAGTTGGCATTGTGTACTCTGAGTATGCATCACAAAATAATCCAATGGCATTTAGCTTGATGAGACCTATATTAGCGGCAAATGACGGTTGGGTTGTTTTCATATCAACACCTAAAGGCTACAATGATTTTTACTATATCTACAAAAATGCATTAAAGTCTAAAGATTGGTTCACTTGTTTACTAACTGTAGAAGATACCAAGCATATTAGTGCTGAAGCGTTGGAAAAAGAGAAGCTTGAAATGTCTGAGGAGCTGTTCCTTCAGGAATATTATTGCAGCTTTGAGATTGCTAACTTCGGTACATACTACGCTAATAACTTAAAGATGGCATATGCTGAAAAACGTGTTGGCTTTGTACCTCATGATCCTATGCATAAAGTTTATACTGTTTGTGATCTTGGTTGGAGATCTCCAAGTGTGTTCCTATTTTATCAGGTGATAGGATCCAAGATCGCTATTATTAATTCCTTCCATGCATATAATGCGCAGATCTCTGACTTAGTGGCTATGCTGCGTTCACACGAGATTAATCATAAGTATTTTTATGGGGATCATTTTTGCCCACATGATGCAGTGAAGCATGATCAAACTAGAGGTGAATCAAGGCTTGGCATCTTTAGGAATCTTGGTATTGATATGCATGTTTTGCATAAGTCAGCGCTTGCTACAGGTATTGAGGTTACCAAACATAAATTTAATAGATTGTTTATTGATGAGGAAAAATGTCCAACCCTGCTTAATGCTCTTCAAAACTATAGTCGTAAGTGGGATCCCATTAACAAAGTATTTGCTACTAAAGATAGTGAGACTTGGGCCAATGATTGGGCAGACTGCTTAAGGTATCTATGTTTATCGATTGATTTAATTGAAGCTGATGTAGGTGATACCCGAGAGGACGAGGAGAGATATCAAAAAGTTATGTACGGCAGAAAAAGACTACCTCACATGTTTGAAGATCCGAATAAACCAAATTATTAATCAAACTCAAGGAGAACAAATGAGTTTTAATAAGCAGGCGGTATATGGTTATGCCGCTGAAAAAGATGTTGCAATGTTTTTTGACTTGAAGCGTTATTTTGTTGTGAGATTTAAAAAAGATGAGAGTGGACTCATTAGGTGTTGCGGTCCAAAGCTTGTTATTAATGATGAAGAGATGCCAGCTCCTGACATGCAGATCTATAAGTATGGAAAGTGTATGTTTATTGAGGTTAAGCATACAAAAACTTGTACATGGGATAGGATAAATAATATTTGGAACCTTAGTTTAAATCTTGACCAATATTATAAATATGTGAAATTAAATGATGCATCAAAGATTAAGCTAGGTATTGTATGGACAGTCGACGGCGGTATTGAGGATCGGACTGGCCTTGCATCGCCAAGTGGTAAGTTTTGTGCAAGTATTGATACACTACAAAGATTAAAACATCGTATATTTGATAGTAAGGATACTGAATTAACCTCAATGATCCATTGGAACCAGGATGATTTATATGAGATTAACAAATGGAATTTTGAATAATAATATTAAAGCTTAAAGTTTTTCCTGGTTTGTCATTATAATGGGTTTGTAAAGTATGTCCATAATAATAGGAGTAGTTTCATGGCTTTATTTCCTGAAAATAGTATTTATTTCGATGAAAAAGATATAGCCGTAAAACAGAGGATAGAGAAATTCCATACTGACGTAACAATGATGAACCAGGAATATCAAGACGAAGCAGCTATTGACGTTCGTTTTAATGCTGGTGATCAAACTTTATGGTCTGAATTATACAATGTGCCGTTAAAAACAAGGCAAAGTTTTACCTGCAATAGGATAAAACGTAATATTAATTTAATCTCTGGGTTTCAGCGACGTGAGCGTAGAGCGTTATTGGCCTCACCTCAAGAGGGCAGTGATCAAGATGCAGCTGATCAAACAAGTAAGCTGTTAGCATCTGTATTTAAAACATCAAGAGCATCAACGATTATATCAGATGCATTTGAAGGTGCGATTATATCTGGAATTAACTTCATTCAACTTTATGTTGATTATAGGAATGATCCAATTTCAGGAGATATTAAATTAAGCAATTGTGGCCATAGTAGTATTATCATTGATCCGTACTTTAGGGAAAAAGATCTATCTGACTGTAACGCTATATGGAAAAGATCATACATGCCAAGAGATGCATGTGCTTCACTGATACCAAATAAGCGTAGAGAGATTGAGGAGATGGAAACCTTTAGGGGGGATGGAAAGTTCAATTATATGCCTGAAAGCGTTACCGCTAGTCAAAATTTGATGGCGTATGATGAGTTTTATTATCGTGACTATCGTAAGCAAAAGCAGTTAGTCGATCCCAACACAAATGAGGTAATTGAGTGGGATGGTGATGATGATGCACTGGAGCAGTTTTTAAAGTTTGCACCAGAGATCAAGGTGCTGGAAACCATGGTACCTACGGTTAAGCTTGCCTTATTAGTTAACGGCAAAGTTATGTACGACGATGTGAATCCCCTAGGACTAGATAGTTATCCATTCATACCAGTGTTTGGATATTTCCATCCAGATGTTGCAGATTTTTCCTTAAAGATTCAAGGTGTTGTGCGTGGTTTAAGAGACGTACAATATCTATATAATCGTCGGAAAGTAATTGAATACAATTTAGCAGAATCCAGAACTAACTCTGGCTTTATTGCTAAAGAGGGCGCATTAAAAGATCCAGACTCAATCATAAGGGCTGGAGATGGTAGACCTATAATTGTTAAGAGAGGTTATGAGCTTGCAGATATTGCACCGATACCTCCAATAGATATTCCACAATCGTTTACACAATTATCACAGATGCTTGCTGATGAAATTCAACAAATATCTGGTGTTAATGAGGAATTATTGGGCTTCGCTGATGACGATATATCTGGTATGAGAGCGAGGATGAGACAGGCTCAAGGGGTAACCACTCTGCAAACATTATACGACAACCTTGAAGGCTCGATGGAGCTTTTAGGTACTTCCATAGTTCAGCTTATACAAAAAAATTATGCTCCCAGCAAGGTTAAACGTATCATCAATGAAGAGCCACATGCACAGTTTTATACTAAGTTGTTTTCCAAGTTTGACATTGTTATCTCTGAAGGATTTGACACGATTAATCAAAGACAAAACGAGTTCGGTCAATTACTTAATCTACGTAAAGAGGGTATTCAGATTCCTGATAGCGTGATCATAGAAGCAGCTCCATTACAGAACAAAAAGAACTTGGTACAGGCTATTGAGCAGCAAAATAAAAAAACTGATGAGATGGAACAAATGCGACTTAAGTCAGATCTCATGGAACAACAAGCAACCACAAATATGATTAATGCTCGTGCTGAATCTGATTCATCTCTAGCTAAAAAACGTGCTAGTGAAATCAAACTTGATAAGTTCAACATGCTGTATAAGAGTGCTGAATCTTCAAGAGAGGAACAAAAAACCAATACTGAAACAATAAAAACACTTAAAGAGCTAGAGCAAGCTGATCCAAATCGTATTGATGAATTACTTGAATTGTTGAATATGATACAACAAAATAGAGATATGGCGATTCAGAGTACTGAGATGGACAACGTTGCTAATCAAGCTGACTTGCCACCACAAGATCTGGGACCACAAATGCAGGATCCAGCACAAATGCAAGACCCTACACAGATGCAAGGGCAGCCACCAATGCAGGAACCTGATCCGGGACAGATGGGTGGAGGAATGCCTCCAGGATTGATTTAATCACTGTGTTCTCCTTTTATTTAAACGGGGTAGCTAATTCTAGTTATCCCGTTATATAATGGAGAAGATGAAATATTAATATTTTTATTTTAGGAGTAATAATCATGGCAAAGTCCAAAAAAATGTCCTACAGACCAAAGTCCGGCAAAAAGGGTTTGTATCAAGACTGTACCAATGGTATGGATTCCAAAAAGTTTTGGAACCTTATAAATGCAACCAAAGGTAAAGTTCCTCAAAACTATCAATCAGCTGTACTTCCTATGAACAACGACAAAGCATAGGAGTTGTTATGCCAACGTGTATTCGAACTAAGGAAGCGCAAGAGATGCATGAGGCATTAAAGCGTCCATTTACAAAAGATAAACGTGGTAAGAAGAAGAGACGTAAAAACAGGGTGTATTAGTACACCCTGTCGTTTTATGCACTACATCACATAATATTTATAAACCGTATAAGGATATTATTTTTGTGCATAAATAAAGTTTATAAGATCGTTAACTAAGTCTACTGGTTTACAGTCAAATCTTATTAGTATTTCATTATATTTTTTGTTAGCTATTGGTGTCAGGTATATTGTTTGCATCTTTGTTATAGGTTCCTCATTGATGTTCATGAAGTAAATAGTACCTGGCTTCATAGCCATAGTATAAAAAAGATTCAATGCTCGTTCAAAAATGCCTGATATCGTAGGCATTGTCTTATCAACCTGTGATAATGTTTGCTTTATGTCTGCTTCAGGTGCATGACCTGCCGCATATTTTTTACGAATATCTATAAGGAGATCGTAGTTATCTTTGCTTAAAGCAATTGTTTTTTTTATCTTCTTCATGGCCGCCTCTTTTTGAATTGTTTTTTGTATGCGAGTTGTATACCATAAAGTATGATCTCAGTTGCTGTAACACGTCTGGAATAGTTTAAATCCTCAGACCTAGCTGTGGCAATTTCCTTCAACATCTTGCGATATTCATCGCTCATCAATATCAAAACAGGTTTAGTTTTCATCTTTTTTGATAGGTTCGATAAACCCATCGATTTTTGCACCATATAGATTTGCAGTGAAAATACATTGCCTTAGTTGTGATAGGACAATATTGACTCTATGTTTAACAAGTTTAATGCTATCTTCCTCAGATAGGGTCTTTTTTTCCTTATCGTCAATTTGATCCTCTTTAACATATTGTGATGGCACAGTTAGGAATTGAATACAATCTTTGCCGTCACAGTTAACAATAACATTGTATGTATCTTCACCATCGTTTTTAGTTAGTTTTAATTCAGCGTTTTTGATACCTTGAAAATCTTTAAACTCAAATTTCATCTTATTCCTTATCTTTAAGAATTTACGTGCTCTTTTATAATCTTCATCGTACCACGTTGGTACATGTTTCATTCCACAGGCACTTAGTGAAATAAGTAACAATAATATCAAACTTTGTTTCATTTTAAACCCCTTTATGGATATATATAAAAGTTATAGCATGGTTATATGTAGATATGCAACAAAAAAATGTCCGGCTTTTACACCGGACATATCCTTACCTTATTATGATAGGGATAAGCTTATATAATACTGTAACGGCTAGTTTTGTTAGACTCGCTGATATTTTTATTACGTTTTTGACGTTTGTTGGTGTGCAGCAGGTAGCTTCCTCTTGTTGTTGGCGACGTCTATTCTGGATGTGCATCCGTTGATATCTCTTTTTGGGTTGGCGTTTATATTTGTATTGTGTATAGGTTAATGGAGAAGATAACAATAGAGTGGCGAGTAATATATTAACAACTTTCATTTTGGTTCCTCCTATTTTAAGTGTTAATATCATTAACAAGATAACATATTAAAAGGAAAAATGTATGGAAATTCATAAAAATTGGGTTAGATATACTAAGTTACGGGATACTACGGGACCAACTGTTGGTGAGCAGGCTGCCTCTGTTGATCATCTACGTAAATATAATACACATAGCGTTGAAGATCAGGTTATGGCCAACCTTCATGATTTTGATGAACAGATTAATCAATGTGTAGCTAACGGTAAAAAACATTTTGATGGTGACTTTTATATTGAAGTCCTGATAAAAAAAGAGCGTCTTATTTCAGATGCTTATATGAATATATTTGCAGCAAGGCGCACTTGTCCGTCTCCGTTCCATGATCAGATTGTATATAAGTATGTAAATGATGGAGATGAGATACAATTTTTATGGTGTGTGCCTGATCGGACTGTTTGTGATTATTATAAAAATATAGTGCTTATAGTACCTGAAGATGAAAAAGATATATATGAGCATATTGTAAAATATTATGATGGTACATATACCAAACTTGCATTTACGGAAAACAATAAAGATCAAAAAAATCTAATTATTGAGGGTTAAATATGATAAACGAAGAAACAATGGATAATCAGGAAATTCAACCAACTGAACTTCCTCAAGATGAAACGCCACAAGAAGACATTCAACCAGTTGAAGAGCCACAACAACAAGAGCCAGTGCAACCTAAAGGTGATCTTGATGAAAATATTAAACTATTAAGGGAATCTAAAAAACGTGAGCAGGAGCGTGCTGAGCGTGCTGAATATGAACGAGATCAAATGTTGCGATATGTTCAATCTTTAAACAATCCTCAAGTACAGCAACCTCAGCAACAACCAACACAGCAACAAAGGAATGCGTTAGGACTTGGTGAAGATGATTTTGTAGAGCCTAAGCATGTAAACCACATACATGATTCAGTTGAAGGATTACGTCAAGAGGTCAATGAATGGAAGATGCGCAATGAAGAGACAACTGCTGATTTAAAGTTGCGATCAGAGTTTAATGATTTTAATGATATTGTAACTAGTAAAAATGTTGAAGAGTTACTTGGTCAATATCCTGAAATGTCGGAGATTGTTAGAGGGCAAGCTCCACTGTATACTCGTGGCAAAGCTACTTATAGACTTATTAAAAAGTTTATGAGTGAAAAAGCTAACAAAGCAGTTACCCAAAGTACTCAAAAAACAATTGAAGATAATTTTAATAAACCTCGGCCAGCAGTAACAGCAGCACCAACAAAGACAGCTGACTCTCAATTAAACTATGCAAATCTCTTTGCTAATGGATATACCGAAGAGGTATCTAAGTTTTTACGTAAGCAGATGGATGATGCTATAGAGAGATATAACAATAGAGATTAGTGATCTGTTTTCCGGGAGATATGCTAGGTAGTTGTAATAATTATCTAGCATATTTTAATTTTTTTAACATATGTAATATATTGTAATTGGTTGTATAAGAGTTCGCCACTCTATGGTTGTACGGAGAACGCCACTCCACTTAGCAGTAAAGGAACGTCGCTAATTCCATGGTTGATGTTATTAATAAATACTCAAAGGAGTAGTTTATGTTACAAACTACAAATAACTTGAAACCAGCTGTAGCTAAGATGTATGGCTATAAGTTGATTGAAGCTCGAACTAGAGATTTAATCTATGGAATTGGGCTGGAAACTAGAGTTTTGCCCAGAAACCATAGTAAACAAATTGTTTATAGTATGTATGATCCACTAGTACCAGATAAAACACCTCTTGGTGATATGGGTGCTACACCTAAAGGTCAATTGCTTAATAAAGTTGATCTTGTAACCCCGGTACAGTGGTATGGTACATTTATACCTATGAATGAGCAGGTTGTATTAACCAATGAAGATCCTGTATTAAATATTGCATCTGAAAAACTTGGTGTATTTGCACAAGAAACTGATGATATAATCATCAGGGATGTATTGGCAAGTGTTGCATCATTCCAAGACTGTGTCTATGGAACTAATGGTGATAAACCTACCAATATTACTGCGGCTGATATTGCTAAGACATACACAACCTTGCGTAGTGCAGATGGTAAGAGGATCTCTAGTGGTAAAACTGGAACAAATAAATACGGAACATCTCCAATAGGTGATTCGTATTTTGCATTATGTCATACAGACCTCATTAATGATTTGCGTATGATACCTAATTATGTTCAAAAAATTCAATATTCAAATCAAGATGGAATATTGAACTCCGAAGATGGATATGTACATAATACAAGGTTCTTTGTATCCTCTCAAGGCTCTATAGATACAGCTAAATCAGTTAATGATAATACAGTATATAATATAATTACTATAGCAAAAGATTGTGCTATAAGAGTTAAGCTTGAAGGCAATGCAGAGTTCCTTTACAATCCGCCAATTGATCCACTACGTCAGAACTTTACTTGTGCTGTTAAATGGGTACAAGCTGCTAGGATCCTTAATGAGTCGTATATGGTAAGATCTCGTGCAACATTACTAGTATCGTAAGGAGATAATATGACTACAATACAAGGATACTTTACCGCAGACGGTAAGGATAAATATTTGGAAGTACCTATTGGTGCAGATTGGATTGAAATTCGTAACCTAACAAAGATACGTACGGCAACTAATGCTACATTGTGTACATCATATTGGGATACCAATATGACTGGTAACTATCAATATGGTGTTGGTGATGTGCGTGAGGCAACTATAGATGCTGTGGTTCCACAAGCATTGTTAGCTGCTACAGGTATTACGGCAATAAATACTAATGATAATCCTTTAAGTGCTAAGGATGCTACTGTGACGGCAGTGAGTGCGGATACGCCACCACAAGTAACTGTTACAGATGCTACAACATATCTTACAGGTGATATTGTTAGATTTGTTAGTGTAACAGGTGCTACTCAATTGAATGGCATGGATTTTACTATAACGAATTTAAACGGAACAACATTTAGTTTACCGTTTATGGCTACAATTGTAGCAGGAACAACAGGTTCCTTTTATAAGGTAAAATATCCTGAAGTTTGGTATCCAGGTGTAAGGTTTATTACTAACATTACACAGGCTGCTCAGGCTGTTATTACAATGAGTGTGGCTCATGGCTTTGAGGTTGGTGATAAGGTTAAACTTAAGGTGCCAGAAACATTTGGTATGCTTGAGGCTAATGATAAAACTGTTGAGGTGCTTGCAAAGACAACATCTGATACAGTAAATACCATTACAGTTGATCTTAACACAACTACATATACGGCATTTGCGTTCCCATTGACTGGTGTAACCTTGCCAACGTATGCTCAAGTTGTGCCTATTAGTGGTCCAATTACTAACAATTCATTCAGAGGTTTTGAGCTTAAGGCTGGCGCTACTGCTGCTGCTGGTCCTGCTGGAGCTGAAGATGATGTTATACATTGGAGAGCTGGTACGACCGATGCAGGTCCATTTACTTAATAGAGTTAGGGGGGTTTTTGCCCCCCGTGTTTAAGGAGACAAAATGCCTGAAAAAATAAATAAAAATAAGAAGTCAGATAATAGTTTACAAGCAACATTAGATACAAAGCCTAAGGCTAAGGAGGCTGATGTTGAGGTTGTTAGTCCTGGAGTTATTAAACGTGGCGATGAATTAGTTACAGGTACGTTTAGGAACCTAGAGTCACCTGGAAAAAAAATAAAGTTTAGTTATTCCGATGATAAATTTCCAGCAAGGTTTTATACATTACATCATGATAAGGAAGCAACTATACCTAGGAAGGTTGCTGATCATGTAAATAGATGTTCGTATACAGATATTAAAACAAAGTTTGATAGTAACGGTAATCCAATTGGTAATGAAGAAGTTGTGGTTCAGAGGTTTTGGTTTAGCAATATGAACTATTAACTATTAACTTAAGGGAGTTGTTATGGCAACACTTTTAAATATAAAAAATAAAGTGAGACGGATCACAAAAATGCCAACAGATACTCAGATATCTGATGCAGATTTATTGCTTTATATTAATACGTTTTTGACTGAAGATTTACCAAATCGAATACAAACATTTGATTTGAATAAAACTATAAAGTTTGCTACAACTCCCTACGTTGATGCTTATAAAACCACCACAGGTAATTTTGATTTAAACTTAAAAGATTTTAAAGACATGGTTATCTCTATGGATCAACCTATATATGTATCAGGGCATCAGATATTTTTCACACAATCGCCTGAAGAGTTTTATGCTATTTATCCAATGAATAAACTTCATGGTGAAATAGGAATAGGCGATGGCGTAACAACTGCTTTTACATATACATTGCCAAATAAAGTACTACATAACTCAGTTATTATTGGTACTTTAAATGCTAATGGTGAGGCTTTAATTGTAAGAGATTCTCCAGAGACAGATGCTTTTGGTCGTGAAGCAAATACAGGTGATATGCTTGATCAGGCTGGTACTGATATAGGAGATATAAATTATCTTACTGGGGTGTTAGATGTAACATTTGGCGCCCCTCCAGCAGCTAATGAAAAAATCACCTATGAGTTTGATGCATTTAGTTATTCACAACCAGAGGCTATGTTGTTTTATGACAATACATTAACATTACGACCAGTACCTGATGAAGTGTATGAGGTACAGTTTAATGCACGAATTAAACCTGATGCTCTTGTAAATAATGATGATACTCCCCCAATTGAATCTTGGTGGCAGTATATTGCTTTAGGAGCAGCTAAAAAAATCTTTGAAGATTTATCTAATTTTGAGGCCATACAAAATATGATGGCTGAATTTGAATATCAAGAGTCATTAGTAATGACAAAATCAGATTTAGCTAGATCTAAACAGGCACCAGCCACACTGTTTAATTCAGTAACATGGTCTAATCCATATGGCTGGTACTATCATGGATAAGTTTTTAATAGCGCCATTTACACGTGGTTTGCAATCTGATTTAGTTCCATTTATGCTGCCTGAAGATGCATTTACTGGATTAAACAATATGTATATTTACAAAGGCAAAGTAAAGCAGAGACCTACACCAAGATTATTAAATACTGCTGATGCGGCAGGATTAAGCTCACGTTTAAAAATGAATGTAGGTACGACAGATCTTGTAACAGGTAATTTAGCAATGACTGCTGCAAGTTTTCATCAAGGTACCGTTGCTATAGGACAACAGTTTACAGTTGATGGGGTTACATTAACTGTATGGCAGGCCAATGGAGATATGAAGACAACTAATCCAGCAGTTACAGGAACTTGTAATGTAGGTACTAAGGTGGTGAATATTGTTAATGCAACACCTGGTACACCTGTATATTGGTATCCATCAACAAAAGTAATGCATATCTCTGCATACAATAAACATGGAGATATTTTAGAGTTTGCATTTGATCAGGAGTTTGCTTATAGATATGATCCTACTAATGCTAATGGGCCAGGATGGATAGGGCGTGATACACTATGGACCGACAGTGCTTTTTATGAATATCAAACTGAAAACTACTTTGGTGCATTGGGTGCCCCTGATCCAACTACAGCTTATTTGTTTATAGCTAAGTATACAGATCCAGTAAGATACTATAATTCCACTACAGATGCTTTTGTAGATTTCATTCCAAACTATTCCAATGTTGCTGATACTTCAATAAGACGGTGTAAAGTTATTAAGCAATATGAAGGTAGATTATTTTTGATGAATACTGTTGAATACGCAGGAACTCCACAGGAAAGGGCGTTTAAAAATAGGATTAGGTATAGTGAGGGAGGCAATGTATTTGCAGCAGATTCATGGTATGAATCTACAGTAGCAAAAAATAAAGGAGGTTTTTATGATTTGCCAGTTAATGAAGAGATTAATTGTGCTGAAATATTAAATGATAGGTTAATTATTTTTTGTAAAAATAGTATTTATGAGTTGGTTCCATCAGGAAACCCTATAGATCCATTCCTTTGGAATCTTATAGATTCAAATGTAGGAGCGAAAAAAAATAGTGTAGCAAAGGTTGCTAATAGTTTATTGTTTGTTAATAATTTTGGAATATATGTCTATGATGGGAAAAACGTTAATAAGATTGATCAGCAAATAGCAGATACATTTGAATCTGCTGAATATCGTAACGGGAATATATATAATGATGTAGATGAAGGTTTAGTGTATATCCCGTATGCTCCCAATGTTAATGATCGATATCCAACACGTGCAATAATATATAATTATATAAATAATACGTTTTCATTATTCGATGATTATTTTATGAGTCTTGGTATTTTAGGGCATAGTAATACAGGTGTTCCATATAATAAGTTGGTTTCAATGATTGGAACACATCAAGGATATACTTTATTACTAACGACTGCACCCGCTACTTATAAAAATGGAATTTCATGTCATATTACTAATGTACATAGACTTGATGCTGACAATATTAGTTTGACTATTTATAATCATAATTTAGTGGCTAGAAGTTCATCAATTAGGGTTGTTAATTCAGCATTAAACGGATTAAATGGCTCATATCACATTCAGGAAGTGATTGATGCTAATACTGTAAGAGTAACTAATAATACAGTCGTTATTGTAGATGAAACTACATATACAGGAGACGCTAATGTATTAACGATAGATACTAAATTGATAGCGACAAAGCAATTTAATCCTTATATGAAAAATGGTTATGGATTATCTTTAAATAAGATAGCTTTTAATGTTAATCGAACAACTGTTAATGGTAAGTTAGATGTATATTTACAGCCAAATGGTGCACCTGTACAACCAAGTGCTCATGAATTGTATCCAGGAGATGGAACATTAGACACTGAGGGTTATGATCCATTAGAGCTTCGACAAGGTCGTGTATGGCATAATGTATGTATTCCGTGTACTGCTGAAAGTGTTGCTATAGTAATGTCACAGTCTCTTAATATAACACTTGATGATAACTTACCGTTTCAACAACTAACTATTAATGCAATAATGCTTTATACAGAACCAGCAAAATATATTTAAGGTGTTATATATCTAATTACTAGGTGTGATTCACTATATGAAGCTAATGCGGCTGTTGTTGTTATAACAATATGAGTCTGATTGATTATTATATTAATATTTGGATCACCAATCATTGATCTTGTAAAAAGGCCCGCTGGGTCTGTTGCTGTCCCATAAAATTCAATAATTTTATATCCTGCTACTATAGGTATATTGTGTGGGACATTTTTAGTTCCAGTATTAGGCAAAGCTCCACAGTCTATAGTCGTATATAAAACACCTTGAGCCTTTGCTGTAGCGTTTAAATACCATTTTTCCGCACTGGGCAAAATGGTATCCGCATAAAGACCTAAAGGTTTGAGGTTAACTATATCTACTAATTGATTAAATCTATCAAAGATATTAGCTACTAATTCCTCTTGTTTTGGAGTGTATGAAACTTTAGATGCAAAATAATTATATTGTGTTTTCATTTTTTTCCTCTCAATTTATTAAACTTATTATTATTATAATACAGAACATGTTCTTAGATATATATATCATATTTTGGGAGTAAGATTATGGCATGGTATAATCCACTGAGTTGGGGCGGTGCGGCCACTACGGCTGGCGTTGCCACAGCTAATCCATGGTTAATTGGGGCGGGGCTTACATTGCAGGCGCTACCTTATGCGTTAAGGGCTGGTGCATATGGCATTGATAAATATAAGCAATGGAAAAATCCATATCAATATCAAAGGAATCGTACGCTATCACAAATGAATGTGACGCCGGAGGCCTATGAGTTGCAAAAGCAAAATCTTCAACAGGGACTTGCTTATTTGCAAAACAGGCAAAATATAGTACAACCTCAGGAAGCTAGGATGCGACAAGCAGGTGGTATTGCTGCGGGCGTACCTGCTCAGGTTGAAAATGTAGATCCAGCACAGCCATTAAGGGGTTTGCCAGCCATACTAAGGAACATGCAAGAGGCAGGCCAAAGAGGTTATCAACAAGATGTTGGTGCTTATCAAAGTCAAATGGGAAGACGATTAGGGTATGGGTCTTCAAATGTGGCGGGAGCGCTTCAGGATTTATATTTGAATAGAGCGCAACAAACAGGTCAAAATCAATTACAAGCACTTACAAACTATGCACGGCAAAATGCTATTACGGATATAGAGGGTAGGAGATTGGCGGCTGGACAAGGACAAGCTCAAAATGAATTAGATGAGTTTATTGGTAGGTTAGGTCGAGGTGAGCAAGGTTTGGCTCAACAAGATTATTTACAACAACAACAACGTGGACAAAATGTTGCAGATATATTTAATCAATATAATCAACAGCGTTATAGGCAAGGCGTGCAACAATATCAAATTGGTAATCAACCAGCCTTTAATGTTCAACAACAGAGAAGGTAAATTATGGCAGATAAAAGAGAGATAAAAGCAATAAGAGCTTTGCTAAGTAAATATAAAATTAATCTAAAACAATTGCAGGCTATTATTAAGGGTGGTAAAGGTGTCAGTGAGCGTAATGATGAAATTTTAAAACGATATGGGACTGTGCGAGGCCCGGTTGGTAAAGCTGTGCGTGGTATGCAGGCTCTCAATGAACAGTCTAAACAAAAAGCTAAGGCTGAAGGCCGTAGTACTGGGTTGCTTGGAAGGTTCTTACATTCAGAGTCTGAAAAGATTAAAAAACAGGAAGCTCGCAAAGCGGCTCGTAAAAAGAAACCGACACCGCTTAAAGATAAATCAGACATTACACCTAGAGACGTACAAACATTTAAAAACTTTTACAACTTAAATGAACCTGATTTTCAACGTATCTTACAGGGCAATCCTCAAAATGATTTTGAAAATAAAGTATATAGTGAATCTAAAAAAATATTTACCCCTGATAAGATGAAAAAGCTTCCTAAAACAGCAAATAAAGATCATCCAGCGGTTCAATCTTATACAAAAGCAAGAGATGCTACTTCAGGTTCTGAGTATACCCAAGAGCAACAAGATCTTAATCAACAGTTAGTTGAAACTTTAAGAGGAAATCAAGATCCTACTGTTGGTGGAAAAGAGCCTACTGAAGAGCAAAAAGAGCAAAGCCCGGTTGAAAAAGAGGTTGCAGGATTATTGGCTAAAGCTGGTGTTCCAGCTGGAGCTAGTGCTGCTGTGGCTGAACATTTACCTGCATTTGCTCAGGCGTATCAACAATCTGGTTATGAACAAAGACCTCAATTTGGAGCTCCTACTGATAGTCCATTAGTGCGAGGTTATGATGCATTAATTAACCGTATAAGACCTGAAGAGGGTGGTGTCTCTAGATTTGCTAGAAAATTTCGACCTATGACTAATTTGGCAGCTGGTATTGGTGGTAGAGCTGGAGGAACTGCATTAGGAGCTCTTGTTGGGTTGCCTGCTCTTGGTGGCGTTGCTGGTGGTGCACTTGGTAGTCTTGGCGCTAATCAATTGACTAACTATTTAACACAAGAGCAACCTGAGCTTACAAGATTGGCAGATTTATTACGTGGTGGCCAGGGTGGATATTTTAGTCGTGGAACACGAGGTTTGGCAGATATCATTGCAGGTACACAAGGTAAACAATCCACTGCTGGTAAAGCAGTAGATTTTTTAAGAGGTACCAATACAGCGGATATATTAAGATCACTCATGAGCGGCTCACAACGTACAACTGAGGGACAATTATTAGGAAAACTTGGAAAGACTTTACTTGGTGGAAATCCTTTGGGTTGGCTTTATGGAGGCCAGCAAGCACCAACAAGATTTCAAAGATTCCGTAGAGGTGTAGCATCACCAATAAGAGGTTTGGGTAATATATTAGGAAGTCCTAATGCTGCTAGGAATATTAGATTAGGTCTTCAAGGCGCTCAGGGATTATATGATATTGGTAAAGCAACAGGTATAAATGATTGGATAGCAAGGAAACTTGGATTCCAACAAGGTCCTCAGTATGCACATACAGGTTTTGAAACAGGTGAGCAGTTGGCTAATCCAGTAATTGCGGGTGCAGTACAACGAGCAATACCATTTTTACAGGAACAAACAGGTAGAATTCTTGGACGTGATGTTCAACCACAGGAAGTTATGGGTAACCTTGATGTGCAACTTAGAGATGTTTTAATGCCTCAAGTAATGCAACGTAATATACAACGAGCTAATGAGGATGTTGCTAGAAGACAAATACAACAACAAGTTAATGTTGAACAAGCTAATCAACAGGCAAGACAAGCACAAAGACTTCTACAGCAACAAGAACAAGCACAAAACTTTGAGCATCAAAGAGCTTTAAATCAGCAACGAGCTATGGAAGCAGAGAGGCAAGCTGAACTTAATATAAGAGCTAATAATTTAGCAGCACAGCAAGCAGCCTTAGGGCAAAAAATCACACCACAGGCGCCATTGCGAAGAGTTGTTCAACAACCAACACGATTGTGGAATGTTGCTGAGGGTGTAGGTAATGTTGTAGATCCTATTTCAGGTAGACTACTTGCTGAAGGTTTACCTCAAAAAGTTAATCCTGTTGTAAGAGGAAAATAATATGGCTAGATATTATGAAGATGAATATGAATACAGCCCTGAACGTAGATTAATTGGAAGTTCTATAAGTGGCCTATCAAATGTATTGGGTGGTTACTTAGGAGCAAAGATTGAACAAAATAGACGTGGACGTGAAGCTAGGTCAGTAGCAGCCTTGGCAAGGAGTCAAGGTATAGACGTTAATGATCCTAATTTTCAGCAGATGGATCCTCGTGAGCGACGAAGTTTTTTAGAGTATAATAGATTACAAACAGCATCGACAAGTAAGCAAGAGCTTAAACAGCAAGAGCTTGAACAAAAAAGACAATCCGTATTGCAATTAGCACAGTTACATGGAATAGATCCTACTTTAATTCAAAACTTAAATCCTGATGAGGCAAAAGCATATATAGATAAAACAATACAAAAGCGAGCTAGGGAAGAGACGTTTGCTGAAAAACGTGCTGTAGCTCAAGAGGCACGAAGACAAAGTCGTGCAGATAAAGCATTTCAAGGATATGCAAATGATGTTATTAAGGCTGGAGGAACTTATGAAGACGCTATGCAAAATTACGGTGTATATAGCGCTAAGCAATTTAGGAAACGGCAGGAACTAAAAAGTTTACCAGTAGACATACAAAAGATACGTGAAAACAAAAAGAGATTTGTTAAAGGCAAAATGACACCTGTTGAACAAGCACAACTTGAAGGTACTCTTGAGGGTGAAATTATGCGTGGTAGGCCTATAAGTAGAGACCCAAACGATCCTATTGTTGCATACTTTAAACAGCAAGCACTTCAGCAAGCTCGTAAAAATATTAGGTTTGGCACATGGGATCCTGTAAAGCAGGCGTATCATGTTTCAAAGTTAGCTTATAAGATTGCTGAGTCTTTAGGGTATATTGTGCAAAAACCATCAAAACAGGATGTTCAAAGATCTATACGAGCACAGATGGAGCAACAAGCAGCATTACAGCAACAACAGGCATTACAGGCACAACAACCTGGGTTGTTATCTAGAGCTGGAAGTGCTATAAGTGGTTTAGTTGGTGGCTATCAGCCAACGGATGTACGTTCACCACAGGAGCAACAATCTCCTATGGGTGGACTAGAGAATTTATTATCAGGTGGCTTGAGTAATATATTAGGGAGATAAATATGGCAAATGGTTCAGAGTTAAATAATAATCCATTGGTTTTTACACCTGAAGAGTTAAATGCTGAACCTGTACAACAACCATCTGCTAATCTTCCAATGGTTCAGCAGCAGGCACCTCCTATTGATGATGTATTTGCATTTACACCAGATGAGTTATCTCAGTTTCAACAGGATACGGCTACACAGGATTATAATATTGATACAGGTCCTCAGGACTCATTTGATGAAGGTGCAATGTTTATTCCAACAACTGAAGAGTTATATGGTCCATTGCAAACAAATAAGCGATATAGGAAAGATGCATCTATAATTAAGCGAGTTGCAAGGGGTGCTTCACGGGGTATAGGTCGAGGTGTTACAGGACAAATATTGGGATCTCCAGAAGACTCAGAACAAGCAGATAACTTCTTAGAATATCTTGCTGAGTTTGGGGGTGAACTTGCTTCCGATGCTCCTGCTTTTAGTGGAGGAGCTGCGATAGGCGGTTTGGTTGGAGGAGCTATTGGTTCCATAATCCCTGGTGCTGGAACAGCTTTAGGCGCAACATTAGGGGCAGCATTCATGGGTATGGCGGCTCCTGTTTTAATTAAGTCATCATTTAATGAATATAGAGATTACGTTAAAAAGGGCGGTGATGGTTCATTTGGCGAATTCATTGATCGAGCTAGTCATGTACTTGGCGAAACTGGTAAGGCTGGTGCAGTGGGTCTAGTGACTGCAAATATGGGTAGATTTGTACCTTTATTGAAACGAGTTCCTGTATGGAATAAGGTTCTTAATACACGTGCAGGTCAAAAAGCTACCTATAAAGGTTTAGAGTATATCGGTTTAAATACGGCACAATCCATAATAGATGGACAACTTCCAAGTAAAGAGCAGTTACGTGATAATGCAATAGCTTTAATTGGTATGGAGATGGCACACAAATTTGGAGCACCAATAAAAAAATATCTACCTGAACCTGTCAAGAGAGCTCCATCTAGATTTATTGAAAAATTACCAGCCCCAATACGTAAACCAATACAGAGGATTCAAGGTTATGCTCAAGAGATTAAGCAAAGCGTTCAGAACAAGCAGGCATTTGATTTGGTTAAAGAGCATGTGGGCGAACGTGATGCGCAAATATTTAAGACGCAATTAGAGTTTAGGGACAAGATTTATAAGCGTGATAAGGGTAAACTTGTTCCTAAATTCACACCAACACAACTTGAAGAGGCTTCATACTTAAGACAAAAAACAGGTAATCCAAATATCACAGGTGATACATATCAGGCACTTGAAAAGCGTACGTCACCTCAAGTAAAAAAACTCGTAAGCGATGTAGATACGTATTTTAAAAAACGATTACAACAAATCAATAATGATCCTCGCTTGAAAAATATTAATCCACGAGACGTGCTTGTTGATACTTATTTGCCAGGCTTATATGAGGGTGATATTAAAAAAGCGGTGAAGACTGCTGGGTTCCCTAAGTTAACTCCATTTTCAGAGCAAAAACAATTTTTAACACATCAAGAGGCAATCAAGGCGGGATTGAAACCTAAGTATAAAGGTATTGTTGAAAATGTTGCTGTGTATGATGAGATAACAAATAGAGCACTTGCAAAATCTAAGATGGTTAATGCAATTGAAAAAACACCTGGTGAGAATCCGTTAATCGTTAGAACTAATAATAAAGAACTTTATAGTAAAGCTAAGGATATGGGTTTTGTACCGTTTGAGGAACCAATATTAAAACGATATAAAGCAGCAGATGGAACTTGGAAAACTGCTCAAGGTGCTGTATTAGTTGATCCTAAAATAGCAGATGCATTCCAAGGTGTATTTAGTAAAGAGGGTTATAAGCGTGAAGGTGCATTTTGGCGGAACTTTGATAATGCTTCTAATATATTGCGTACTGCACGAGTTCAGTTATCTCCATTCCATGCAGTTGCTTTAACGGAATCAGCAGTAGGGGCATTAGGTTATAGGAAAGCATTAAACTTTAAAGGGATTGCAAAGCAAGGTGATCAACTATTAAATAGCAAACAATTTATGACTGAAGCTGTACGTGATGGTGTTAAGTTTGAAAAACCAATTGATTATCGTAAAGGTTCTAACTTGATGGATAAAGCATTAGACTTTGCAGCATCTAAAGGAGGCAGGATAACTAAAGCGATAACTGGTAAGCTTAAAAAGGGTATGAATCATTTATTTGAGGTATATCACCCACGACTTAAAGCTGTAACTTATAATGAATTATTAAATAAAGAGCTCTCTAATTTAATTAAAAAAGGTAATCCAGCTACAGAGCAGCAGCGTAGGGCAATTGGTAGAGATATAGCTACTCTTGTTAATAACATTTATGGTGGTCAACAATGGGAAACAAGTAAGTTTTTCAATAATCCAAAGACAATGAAATGGCTTCGTAGATTTATAGCATATCCTGACTGGACTATATCAGCATTAAAACAAGCTGGGAGTGGGTTTGGGTCAGGAGTTACAGGTAAGTTAGGTCGACGATATTGGGCAAACTATATGATTAAAACGTCATTGATACAGGCTGGATTAAAATATGCGTTAGGCGGCTTAGAGCAGACAGATAAGCAAAATAATTCAGTAACTGGTATTAGATGGTCTCGTGAAAAGGCGGCTAAAAACTTTTGGGATGGTGATCCTAGCAAGGCATATATGTTTTCATTACCTGATGTAAATGTTAAAGTAGGATCTTCGATATTCAATCCTGGAAGAGACTCTAAAGGTAGGAAGATGTATGCGCATCTTGGAAAACAGGCTCTTGAAGTTTTAGGTTATGGAACAAAGCCTGTGCAAACATTATTTGGAAAAGGTAATCCAGTATTACAGTTAGCTTATCAACAACTTATTGGAGCTACGCCGGCAGGAGATACACAGTTCCCAGTTAGGGGTAAATATGATGAAGGTAAATTTAAACCTTGGGATGCAACCCAACCATATACCCCTGAGCGTGTTGTATCTCGTGTTAAAGCTTTAATGCATGGTGTATTGCCATTTTCAGTTGCTTCATTAACTACTACAGGTTTTGGTCCTTATGTTGGATCAGGTCTTGGATCAGTTCCAGTATCACGAGGTATGAGCTTATATAAGGCGGAAAAATATGTTGCTAGGGCTTTAAGGAATAAAGATAGTAAATTATTATCGAATGTTATTAAGGTATTAATTGATAACGGTTACAAGGATGCTTCTATTAATGGCTTGATTACAAAAGTCAGTAGTAGAGTTAATAGACGTTAGGAAAATATGAAAAAAGTATTATTAACAATATTTTTGTGTTCTTCATTGAACGCATGCATTTTGGATAGGATTGAAGATAAGGTTGCTAATAGTTCGTTAGCAAAAAATCATAGAGGCAAAGTGGGTCTTGTTATAGGATCTATAGTTGGAGGTGTAGTTACAAAACTAGCAGTTCCTAAAATTAAGAGTTTGTATAATAGAGTTTATAATTGGTTTAAAAAATAATTTAGGAGTATTTAATGGCCATTAAAGAATATCCTGAAATTTCGTATGGCTTTTCACAGCCATTAATTGAAAATGAAAAAGGTGCTTTAATTTATGATAGAGACCCAACTGGCGATGATATTACTAGTCTTGCTAGACCGTGGCTCAATAGGTTAACTGGTAATTATTTTATTTTGACATTGATATCTGGTAGTCCTCCACAAGCTACATGGTCTGTTGTTGCAGATCCTACGCCTGATGGCACCGACGGACAGCTCTACATAGCTCGAACTGGTTTGACGCCTGTATGGGCAAACTTAGGTACAGATGGGTCTATTGGTATAGCTGAAGGCGCAGGAACAATTACGTTATCTGTAGTTGGTGCACAAGCGGCTCAGTACCAAACGGACGCTGGGAATGCTGCACCTCTGGCAGGGGTGACCCAAATGATTGGGGGCACAAACATTGGAAGTACAGGGGCGGCAAATGCCGTAACGTTCAACCTAGATGATAATGTTACACTTGTTGGAGATCTTGATGCTGGAGGAGCTGTTACTGCTGGTGTAGATTTTACGATGACATCAGGAACTTGTACGATTACATCAGATCAAGATGCAGGGGACTGCATTTACCTAAGGGCAAATGGGGGGGTCAATGAGACCATCCGCATCAGATCTGACCAAGGGACAGGTAATAACTCTTTAACATTAACCTCAGATGTTGGTTCAGTTAATATGAATTCTGGCAGAGCTGCAAATAATGCATTGATATTAAATGCTTCAAATGCTGCTGGTGGTATTGATTGCGATTTTGGTACAGGAGGCTTTGCTGTAACTGGTGCTAATGGTCCATTTAACCTTGAAACGGGCACTGGAGCAATCAACTTGGGGGCTGATGCTGCACAAAAAAATATCGTGATAGGTAACGTTACAGGAACGACATCGATTACATGTAACGTAGGAACCGGAAACGCTGAGTTTGGTACATCTGCTACAGCTCATGACACAATATTGGGCAGCACAAATACAACCTCTTCAGCAACACTACAATCAGGAACCGGGAATACATCGATTACAAGCACCGGAACAATAGATGCTGATGCAGCAGGAAACGTGTCTCTTAACTCAACTGGCGGAACATTAAATGTCGGAAATGATGACAATGATTTTGCTATTAATATCGGCACTCAAGGTGAGCGTACGACAACAATCGGTAATATCGTAGGTGCAAATGCATTGGCTTTCAACGCTGGATCCGGAAACATTGTAATGACGGCTACAGACTCTGACATATCGTTGATCTCTGGAACAGGTGATGTGAATATAGGCGCTGATGCCGCCGTACACGCCGTAACCGTAGGTTCGACCTCAGGAGCGGCATCGACAATCTTGCAGTCTGGAACCGGAAATACGAGTATTACAAGTACAGGAACAGTGGATATTGATGCTACTGGAAATGTTTCCTTAAATTCGACAGCTGGAACATTAAATGTCGGAAATGATGATAACGATTTTGCTATTAATATTGGCACCCAAGGTGAACGTACGACAACTATAGGTAATATTGTAGGTGCGAATGCATTGGCCTTCAACGCTGGAACCGGAAACATCATATTAACGGCTACTAATAGTGAGATTGGTTTAGTCTCTGGTACAGGTGATATTAATATAGGGGCTGATGCAACTGCTAAAGATATCGTGATAGGTGCTGTTAATGGTGCATCCTCATGTACCTTGAACTCTGGAACCGGAGATATTGCACTTAACTCTACATTAGGCTCTACAACAATTACAGCTACTGAAGATGCAGCGGACGCAATTTACCTTCACACAAATGGGGGAGTCAATGAGACTCTTAGATTGCACGCAGATCAAGGAACAGGTGCGGCTTCTATTGCTGTAACATCTGATGTAGGTGGAGTTGTTGTGACTTCTGGTCTTGCAGCTGCTAACTCTATAAGATTGAATGCTTCGAATGCTGCTGGTGGTTTTGATTTTGATTATGGAACGGGTGGCTTTACTGTAGATAGTGTTAACGGTGCATTTACCATGCAAACGGGAACTGGAGCTATCTCTATAGGGGCTGATGCTACTGCCAAAAACGTAATTATTTCCAATAAAACTGGTGCGACAGATACACTTATTCAAGCTGGTACAGGAGGTCTTACTCTTGATGCTGATGGTATAGTCGACATGGTTCCGGCTACAGATACACAGGCAGCAGCCGCTGTTACAGTCAATGCAAACGTCGGTGTTGGTACTTTCACCGGGTTGGTTACCGCCGCAGCTGGTACACAAGTCTTAACAGTTACAAATGCAGTATGTACAGTTGGTTCAGCAATATTGTGTACTCTTGCTAGTGTTGGAGCAGAAGATGCTCAGTGTACAATACAAAAAGTGCGTCCATTGGCAGGTTCGTTTACCGTTACATATAAAAATAATGGTGCAGCTGCTCTTGCAAGTGATTTGATACTTACGTTCTGGATAATTGCTGCTTAAATTTAATTAAAGGGCGTCTTTATGGCGCCCACTTTAAGGAATAATATGAATGCATATACATTTCAATCAGCCGAACGTGGGTGGATGGAGCCAGCAAGAACTTTAGATACTGCGGTAACTCCTGTTGCGGGTGTTTATGTTGCTGTTGGTACACCATTAGATCATCCATGTCGGATTGATTCAGTATATAATTTTAGCGATGCTAATTTATGGGTAAGTTTAGACGGTGTAGAGGATCATTTTCCAGTTAAAAGTAATGGTGGATCTGTGACTGATATTGCTGCAAATGGTATAGTATTTCCTAAGGGTACTCAGTTTTATGTTAAGTCACTTGTTGCGGGAACAGATCCTACAGCTGGATTGGTTACAATATCGTCTTCATATAGAGTTATATAGGGGGTATTATGTCACAGATTATATTTGGATCTGATTTTACTGGAACCCTAGATATTACTAATTTAACAGGTGCCACGGAGCATGCTTTATTAGTTGGTGCGGCTGATGGCTCGTTAGTTTCATTAGCTGTTGCTGGTGACGGAGTTTTGCCTATCGGAAGTGCTGGAAACGATCCAGTATTAGCAAACCTAACTGCTGGCGCAAATATCAATATACTTGATGCTCCTGGTTCGATTACTATTAGTGCCGTCGGGGCTGGTATAGGTCCAACATTTCAAGATGATGTATTTAGAGTATATGATGATGGTGATAATAGTAAGTTGTTTGCTATCCAGTGTGATCAGATTACAACAGGAAATACTCGTACTTTGACAATGTGCGATCAGGATCTTAGTTTAATTGCTCCAGACTTTCCAGGCAGTGTGTCAACTGGTGGAAACTTTAGTATGCCTGTTACAAATGTGGCATTTACTGAAGGTGTGTGGCGTATTGGCGGCTTATTGTTTATGCATAATTTAGGTACTCGAAATACATTTTTTGGTATCAATAGTGGAAGCGTGCTTACTACTGGAAGAGATAATACTTGTTTAGGCTTTAATAGTTTGACAGACACCACTACAGGAAATTTTAACTCTATGATTGGTAGTTATTCAGGTGAAAATATTACAACAGGCTCATTAAATGTTGGTATGGGAACGCCAGTATTGTCAACGCTTACAACTGGAGATCTGAATGTTGCCATAGGGTCCGGTTCTGGTATTAATTATACTGGGGCAGAGTCATCAAATATTTGCATTTCCAATGATGGGGTGTTAGGTGAAGACAACACAATACATATCGGAACACAAGGATCAGGTGCAGGAGAGCAAGATAGTTGCTTTATAGCTGGTATTCATGGTGTAACTCCAGGAGCTGTGGCACAAACAGCTATAATTGATGCTAATGGTGAATTAGGTACATTAGGTGCTGCAACCAATGGACAAATCCCAATTGGATCAACCGGGGCAAATCAAGTACTTGCAACACTGACCGCAGGAGCCGACATAGGAATAGCCAATGGTGCTGGTACTATTACAATTTCATATACAGGTAGCACGGGACTTGCTTGGTCAGAAGTTACAGGAACAACTCAAGCGGCCGCTGTAGATAGTGGCTATATAACAAATAATGCAGCACAAGTAACTGTAACACTGCCTGATACAGCAGCTTTAGGATCAATTGTACGTATTTGTGGTAAAGGTGGTGGTGGCTGGAAGCTTGCTCAAAATGCTGGTGAGCAGATTATTTGGGATGAAGCTACGGCAACAACGGTTGGAGCTACTGGATATCTAGAGTCTACAGATGATTATGACGCAGTAGAGGTTTTGTGTACTGTAGCAGATACAACATGGACTTTGTTGACATCTAAAGGAAATATAACCGTAGCATAGGAGATATATATGGCTACTGTAAGGAACTGTATAAATGATGCATCAACAGGTCTAGACATCAAAGATGATGCAGACAACACAAAAGTACTTACTTATGATGTTTCAGGTATTACAACAGCAACAACTCGAACCTGGACTGTGGATGATAGGAATATTAATTTTGATGCTGTAGCAACTTCCGTGGGTACTGACTCAGGGACATGTACACCCGCCAGTGGGACGTTTTCCATTGAAGGGTCAGGTGGAGTGACCACCTCAGCTAGTTCAGACACTATAACTGTGACAAGTACTGGTGGCTCTGGTGGTGTGATCAATTGGATAGATGATCAAACGTATCCATTTACAGGTGTTGTAAATACTGGATATATAGCGGCTAGTGGCGGAGGGTCTGCAAGCCCATTATTACCATCAACTTCAAGTGTAGGTGATATTTTACGACTTGTTGCTTATACTGCTCATAGTGGAGTTACAGTTACTCAAAATGCTGGCCAAAAGATTATTACTATAGCTAATGGTACAAGTACAACTGGTACAGGAGGCTCAGTTTCATATAGTTCCACATCTGGAAAGTCTATGCCGTTAGAGTTAGTGTGTGTTGTTGCGAATACTACATGGGCACAATTAAGTGGTAGAACTGATTTAACCGTTGTTTAAGGAGTAATTATGGGATTAAATATAGTTGGTGCAATAGTTGTAGGGGTATCTCTTATTGTAGGTGCAATAACAACTATAATAATTAAAAAAAAAGATAATGTTGTTGAGCAAATAGCTGAGCAAATAATTGAAAATCATACAGGTATTGAAATAGATTTTACTCCTGAGGAACAAGATAAGATTAAAAAGGAAGAGCGGGAGTATGAAACTTCTAAGGTTGAGGATGAATAATGGCGACAGTAAGGAATTGTATTAATGATGCATCAACCGGTTTAGATATTAAGGATGATGCAGATAACACTAAGGTTCTGACTTATGATGTATCTGGCATCACAACTGCGACAACTCGTACGTGGACGGTAGATGATAGGAATATCAATTTTGATGCTGTAGCAACTTCAATTACTACGGATTCAGGGACATGTACACCCGCTAGTGGGTCATTTTCCATTGTGGGATCGGGCCCGTTACAAACGTCCGGAGCGGCAAGTAGTACAACGTTAGATACATATGATGTCTTAAAAACTGATACAGGTTTTGAGGGTTGGTCTGGTGGTTCACCATATTATGATGATACTACACTCGGGCAATTTACTGTTTTAGAGGCTGGCACTGGATACATTAAAGGTGTACCTGTCACATGGGCAGGTTCACAGACGGTTACAGGCATGACAGCTGGTAATACATATTTAATATATATTGATAGTGCTGGTAATATAGGCAAGACAACTACATTTTCATTGGCGACATTCCAGGATTATATAGTCTTGTTTGAGTGTATGCGTGACTCTACTTCAGGTACTAATATACAGGTAACAGTTAAAGAGAATCATCCATATGATTTTCCTGTTGCAGCCTCTTATTGGGCACATGAGACAACAGGTATAGTTATCGAAAATCATGCTGGTGGCGCTAATATCACTCTTAATGGTACACAAAAGATTCAGATTAATGGAGCAGATGAGCTCTCTGATCATGGTCTTTACACGGACATCCCGGACAGCTCAGGTGTGGGAGTTGTATGGGAGCAGTACTATACAAATGGCTCAGGTAAATGGGCAAGGAATACTCAAAGTGATACATTTACCGGACAATATAATAACGCAGGAACACCAACAGCTTTAAATACTAATAAATTTGGTATCTATAAACTTTATGTATCTAAAGACGATTTAAATACTTCAACGCCTGTTTATTTTTCAGTGATGCACACAGCAGAATATAATAATTTAGCTTCTGCTCAAACAGCAATTGCAAATGGAGATCCAGCATCGGCATCAGGTGAGCTAGCATACCTAGAGTTAGCAAGACTTGGATATATAATATATTCCGAATCATCTAACTCTATAGTAGATGTTATTATAGATAAACAGACAGTTGGTTCAGGATCTACAACTTCAGGCACTAACACTGCTTCATTAGTCTTAACAGATGTAACAAATTTTGACTGGATTTTGAGTGCAGCGGATACTAATGTTCAAGCAGCACTTGAAACTATAGATGAATGGGGTAAGGCTCCTATATCTCAAGGTTTAATTACGGCAGGAACGGGATTAACTGCAACAACAGGAGATGTGACCATCACTGCTGGAAACTTAAATCTACCGACAACTAATGCTGCATTGTCTGAAGGTGTTATAGAAGTAAATAGCACAAGATTTTTTCATGCATATGGTACCAATAATGCATTTATTGGTTTTAATGCTGGCAATGGCACAACAACTGGGAATGGGTTTAATGTTGGAGTTGGTGTTAATGCATTAGATGCTCTTACGACTGGCGAAAGCAACGTTAGTATTGGTTATAATTCATTGTCAGATCTGCAAGATGGTTCTTACAATACAGCACTAGGAACGCAGGCCCTTTGGAAGTGTACTTCTGGGGGAAGCAATATGTGTTTTGGTGTTAATTGTGCAGCAGCTTTAACGACAGGTAGTCATAATATTGGTATTGGAGGGTCAGCATATGCAGCTTTAGTATCTGGAAGTTATAATGTAGCAATTGGATCTGGTTGTGGAAATGCTCTTACAACAAATGATAGTGATAATTTATTAATTCATAATCCAGGTACAGTAGGAGATAATAATACTATACGGATAGGTACGCAGGGCACTGGTAATAAGCAGCAAAATAGTTGCTTCATAGCTGGTATCCATGGTGTAACTCCTGGTGGCGCAACAGAGACTGTTATTATTGATGCTAATGGTGAACTTGGATCTACAGCTTCAAGCGGTGGTGGAATTACTTGGTCAGAAGTAACAGGAACATCTCAGACAGCTTCAGTAGATAATGGGTATGTGGCAAACAATGCTGGTTTAGTTACGGTAACTTTACCTGACACAGCAGCTTTAGGATCTGTTGTTGAAGTTGTTGGTAAGGGTGCAGGGAAATTTAAGATAGCTCAAAATGCTGGAGAGACTGTACACTTTGGTGGCTCTTCAACTACAACCGGAACGGGTGGCTCACTTACTGCTGATATCCAGTATGGGACTATAAAATTGGTTTGTATTACAGCTAATACGGATTGGGTAGTGGCAAGTAGTGTTGGTAACTTTACAGTTGTGTAGGAGTAAGTATGGCTAAGGTAAATAGCATAGACAATAAGGCTCAAGAGCTGACTATTGACGAAGGAAGTAGCGGGAAGTCTAGGATACAATTTGATATCAACACGTCAAATAAATATGTGTTAGGAACTCCTGATGGTAGCGTTGATAGATTTTATATTAGCACTGGTGGTTCATTAGGCTCTAGTAATGCTATGACATCTGAGCCAACAGGTGAGACTAGGTTTGGCTTACAGCCGGCGTTTAGTGCGTATAATTCAGCAGATGATAACGATGTAACGGGTGACTCTACGGCATACCAGATAATATGTAACACGGAAATATTTGATCAAGGTAGTGACTATAATTCCAGTACGGGCGTTTTCACCGCCCCTACCACAGGCCGGTACGTACTGTTTTTTAGTATTAAGATACATGATATTAGTGGTCATACTGGAAGTTCATGCAGTATAGTCACAAGTAATAGAACTTATCTTATAAATAATTGTGATCCAGATACGTGTGATATAAGCGGAAGTCTTGCTGGCTTTGGGCATCAAGGGTTGATAATTGCAGACATGGACGCCTCTGACACGGCCTACGTACAGCTTACAGTTTCTGGGGGAACCAAAACGATAGATGTTGAAGGCGGTGGTGATATGGTAACGAGGTTTTGTGGCTATTTAGCAGTATAGGAATAATATGGCAAAAATAAATGCTATAAATAATTGGACTGATGAGCTGACATTGGATCAAGGATCGACTGGGATAGATCCATTTGTCCAATACGATATTGGAGGAACTGGGGAATTCCGACTGGGTATTGATGATGATGATTCAGATATGTTGAAGCTTTCCCAGGGTTCAAGTTTGGGCACAAATGACACGTTTAAAATGACGACCGATGGTGCTATAACAATGCCTTTACAACCAGCTTTTAGCTATTATAACAGCTCGACTGATAGCAATGTAACGGGCGACGGCACAAATTACACATGCGACGTAGATAGTAGCATATTTGATCAGAGTAGCAGTGTTGCTTCGGACACGTTTACCGCTCCGATAACAGGCCGGTATTTACTAACTGCAACCATTGAAGCATCTGGGCTTACCTCTAGTCATGATGTAGTGGTTGCGTATATAAATACAAGCAATAGAACTTTTATGTGTGAGCATATGAATCCGTATGTTTGTTCTGTAAGCACGGTAAAGGTATTCAAGATTACATGTTTGGCGGATATGGATGCGTCTGATACTGCAACAACAAGTGTGTTGATTATGCAGCAACCCAGTGGTGGATCAAAAGTGGTTGATATTATAGGTGGTTCATCTCCAATATCAACGTGTTTACAAGGGTTTTTAGTAGCTTAGGGGTAGCGATGGCAAAAATAAATAGTATAGATAACAAGGGTGGGTCGATAACTATAGATCCAGGAAGTGGTGATAGTTTTACACAATTCAGTATAAACGGTACTGGAAAATATCGCATGGGGGTTGACGACGATGATTCGGATAAATTTAAAGTTGCTAGTGGGTCAGCTTTAGGGACTACAGATTTTTTTATCATGACATCGGATGGTGAACGAACAATGCCCTTGCAGCCAGCAGTACTTGTTGAAATGAGCACGACTTATAACAATGTAACGGGTGACGGGAGTACATGGACAGTTCAATTTAACCAAGAGATTTTTGATCAAAATAGTGACTTTAATACTGGCACATATACTTTCACAGCGCCTGTTACAGCTCGGTATTTTGTTGAAGCAAGTGTTCAACCGCAATTCCTCACATCATCGCATACCTCATCTACGTTTGAATGTGTAACGAGCAATAGG